AGGGAGCGCGGGCAGGCAGAGGGGGGCGGGCGGGGAGGGGGGGGGGCGCCCGTCCCCTTAGACAGAAAGGAGTGACATGGCTAGCAAGGAGAGCGGCGTCGTGGACGCCATCCGGCGGCGCATCGCCCAGGCCTGGCCGGAGTCAGTCACCTGGAAGATGCACGGCTCGGTCTACATGGAGGCGGGCATTCCCGACGTGCTGTGCTGCGTCGAGGGCCGTCTGATCTTCCTGGAGGTCAAGCACCAGAAACCTGGCGAGTCTCGCGGCCACGCCCTGGCCCGTACGTCGGTCGAGCAGGTCCGCCAGATTCGGCGAGTCCGGGCCGCTGGAGGCGCAGCCTGTACGGTCCTGGACGCTGACGAGGCGGAGTGGGCCGTTCGCGAGGCGCTGACCGGCTCGACGCTGTCGAGCATGTACCCCGTTGTAGGGGCCGGGGGTGATCTCAGTGGCGAGGGCTAGGCTGACCGCTACCGAGTTCGACTTCGTGCGCCAGCTGGAGTGGGAGAAGATGACTCCGGCTCAGCTGAAATCAGCCCGCGAGACGTGGAGGACCGGCGCCGTCTACCAGGATGAGGTGAACCCCCGGGTCTGGTGGGTGAGGTCCTACTCGGCCAGAAACTCGGGCGAGGTCAAGGGGCGCGACGGCAAGAGGTTCCACCACGTGGTCCTGAAGTCGGACCACGGCTACCCGCGGTTCACGTGCACCTGCAAGCACGGGCAGCACTCGCGCTACGCCTCGTGCTGGCACGCGAAGACCGTGGCCCGCATCTACCGAATCATGGTTGACCAGATGAAGAAGCAGGAGAAGGAGGACTTACTCAATGAGCTCAGCAGCCAGGGCCGTGATTGACGACATCCCCGAGCAGCCGGACAGCGCGGCCGCAGATACCGGAGACGCCCTCATGATCGCGGGGGAGACGGTCCTCTCCATCACGGCCACCTGTGCAGGAATACGCACGCAGATGGTTCGGGACCAGGGGTGGGGCGAGGAGTTCGCCGAGGCCTTCGCCCAGGACCTGGCCCGCGCCCTCGTGAACCAGTCCCTGACGCCGTCCCAGGACTGGACCTCATCTACGGAGGGGCTGTGACTACCGCGAAGCCGCCGGCGCCACGAAAGCCGGCCCCGCTGGACTACACCCGACCGATCTGGAAGCGGCAGGACGGCGAGACAGAGGCCGCCTACAACTCGTTCAAGACGTATCGGGACATGGAGCGTCGGCGGGTGCGGGACGCGCCCAACGGTAACTCCTACTCGGCCCGCTGGTCGTGGAAGGAGCGGGTCGAGGCCTGGGACAAGCACATGGCCGAGAACGAGGCGAACGAGCTCGTCCGCTACCGGATCGCCATGGGGGACCGTCATCGGGCTCTCGGCCGCAAGGCTCTGGAGAAGGCCGAGATGTGGCTCGACAGCCTGACTGAGGACCGCATCTCCCGCATGAGCGCGAACGGGATCGTCCAGATGATGGACGTCGCGGCGCGCATCGAGCGGGAGGCTGCCGGCGCCGGCGCCGACTCGGCCAAGATACAGGTCGAGGTGTCCTCTAACCTAGCCGAGATGACGGCGTCGGCCACGACGTCGAGGATCGAGCAGCTGGTAGCCGAGGTCGAGCGCCGGAAGCGTGAGCAGGGCCTCATCGACGTAGGCCCCGCTGAAGTTGAGGTGATCGACGCAGAGCAGTAGAGTTGACCTGGGACACTGGGGCAGATATACCGCCACCCTTGGGATGAGGGGTGGCGGTATTCTGTATCCATATGAGATTCCACCTCAGCGATAGGAGATGCTTATGCCTAAGGTGAAGAAGCCGCTGGAGCCGTGGGAGATGACGCCGGCCCAGCTGGAGGAGGAGCTTGAGGCCCTCATCAAGCGGCAGGCGTGGCTGGAGAACCAGCCGAAGTGCGACCGACCCTCGTGCGACGGGAAGCCCCACGCCGGGGCGCCGTATCCCCACGACCCGGCCTACCGCCGGGCGGCCGACCCGCTGGAGAGCGCTCAGCAGCTTGATGAGGCGTACGCCGGCCGACCTCACATCCAGTACCTCTCAGACCGTCTGGCCGAGGCCGTGCGCGCCGTCGAGAACGGCGAGAACCGCTACATGACGATCTCCATGCCGCCCCGCATGGGCAAGTCCACGCTGACCTCGATCAACCTCCCGATCTGGCTACTGCGTCAGCACCCGGACTGGAAGATCGGCCTCATCTCCCACTCGCCGCAGCTCGCCACGGCGTGGGGACGCCAGGTCCGCCGCTTCGTCGAGGAGGACGGCGAGAAGTGGGGCATCCGGATCGCCGGTGACGCCGGCGCCGTGAGCGAGTGGCAGACGACCCGAGGCGGGGGAATCGTCTCCCGATCGGCCCCCGGCCAGTCGATCACCGGTCTAGGCTTCAAGGTCATGCTCATGGACGACGTCGTGAAGGACTTCGCCGACGCGCACAGCGAGTCTAAGCGTGAGGCGATCTGGGACTGGTGGCAGGCGAACGCCGTCACGCGTCTGGAGCCTCCGTTCCTCTGTATCGCCATCGCGACGCGCTGGCACGAGGACGACTTCATCGGCCGCCTGCTGAACCCGGCCAAGAACCCCGACGCCGACAAGTGGGAGAACGTCATATTCCCCGCTATCGCCGAGGAGGACGATCCTCTCGGCCGCGAGCCGGGCGACCCGCTCTACAGCCCCCTTGTCAAGGAGACGCGCGAGGAGGCGCTGGAGCGCTGGGACTCCCTGAAGCGCTCCGTCGGCTCGTACATGTGGGAGGCGCTGTACCAGCAGCACCCGACGCCGGCCGACGGCTCGATCTTCAACCTCGGCTGGCTGAGGTTCTGGACGACCGACCCGTCCAAGGTCAAGGACGGGGACGACTCCGTGATCCTCCTTCCGCGCGAGCGCCTGGAGCGCGGGCAGTGGCTCGACTCGTGGGACCTGACCTTCAAGGGCTCCTCGACGTCGGACTACGCCGTCGGCCAGCGCTGGTGCAGGCAGGGCCCTGACCGCTTCCTGATCGCGCAGCAGCGCGGGCAGTGGTCGTTCACGCAGACGCTGGAGAAGATGCTGCGCTGGTGCGGCGCCGGCGACCTGGGCGACAAGGCGAGCCCCGGCGGCTCGTTCGTCCACCAGCGGCTCGTAGAGGACGCGGCCAACGGTACGGCGGCCATCGACGTCCTGCGTAAGAAGGTCGCGGGGATCAAGCCGATCAAGCCGCGCTCGTCCAAGGAGGTCCGGGCCCGCGCCGTGACTCCGGAGATCGAGTCCGGCAACGTCTACCTGCCGCACCCGTCGGACCCAGGCAACGGCTGGGTGAACGAGCTCATCTCCGAGATGCGGGCATTCCCCTCGGGCAGGCACGACGACCAGGTGGACGCCTTGAGCATGGGACTGCTCGGTCTAAGGGACGCTGGCCAGGCGTCCCTGTTCGTGCCGAGGGGGACGATCCGCCGCGCTGTGAGCGGTCTCTCAATGGCGGGCACGATTCCCCGGTTCTGACGGCTTGCATCTCCCTAGGGGGTGGACGTATGATTTCATACGTCCACCCAAACTACGTAAGGAGACGCAGTGGAGTCACCACATAACAACTGCCCGGACGCCCTGTACCAGGCATCTCAGAGGCGTGTGGAGGAGCTGAAGAGGGCTCTCCAGGACGCCTATTTGTTGACCTACCGCAATGGCGAGGCTTACGAGGTGGGCCGAGTCCTGGAGCGCGCTGCGGTCCCCGTCCCGGATGGGGCGCCTACCTGTACCCGCATGGTCGAGGTATGGGCGGAGGGGTTCCAGAAGTTCCACGGATGGACCATCCCGCCTGAGAATCCGTCCCCCAGCAGGGAGGTCGTATGGATGCTGCACTACGCGGCCCTGCTGCCGGACGCCGCCGTCGTCAGAAGGGAGACGGTCCGGGAGTGGCTGTGGAAGATCGCCCGCGCGGCGTCGAACCTCCTGCCCGAGGAGACCGACGTCCTCACTCTCGCGCGGGAGGAGTACATCCGAGCCGCTAAGAAGCACCCCGGAATGACGCTGGAGTGTGACGGCCACACCGACGAGACCCGCCTTTTCGCCCTCGTGGAGGAGATCGGCGAGGTCGCAGCCTGCCTGACCTACGACAACGACGCCGAGACCGGGCACGGATCTGACCTGGAGTCCGAGGTGATCCAGGTCATTGCCCTGGCCCTGGCCTGGGCTACCCGTTACCTGGACGACTGAACCTATAGGAGACACCTATGACATCCATCAACGACGTTGCAGACCTGCCCAGGCTCCTGGAAGGCTGGGCCAGCGGCAAGGGCTACCGAGGATCTTTCGGGATCGACGCAGAGCGCTCGATGGCCGGGGACCTTCGAAGGCTGCTCTCGCTGACCGTCCAGCAGGCCAAGGCCCTGGAGGATTCTCAGGAGCACGCCCACGCCCTGGAGCAGCGCCTCCCGACCTCGCAGACCGAGGACCTGGAGCCTGCCCCCGCGATCGACGATCCGCTGGAGGAGGCCGCGCGCCTCGACAGGAAGGCCCGCCGGGACGCGAAGCTGGCCCGCGCAGCCCTCCAGCAGGAGGTCCTGGCCGCCTACTCGCGAGGCGTGTCGAAGTCGGTCCTGAGTGAGGTTTCCGGAATGACCCGCCAGACCGTGGACCGCGTGCTCGGCCAGTGGAAGCGCAAGCCCCCTCGTTTCGACGACGGGGAGACGCAGAACACGCTGTTCTGACCGCTGCGGGCTTGCCCTGGGACGTATGACGGCATACGCTTAGGTCAAGCCCGCAGCCCCACCACCTAGCGAGGAATCATGAGCACCGAGATCTCACCTACAAAGACCACCTGGACCCGCGTCTTCCGGCACCCCCAGGCGCGAATCAAGCCGCTCGACGCGGACACCCTGCACGAGGCCTCCGCGTGCCTCGTCTACGAGAACGGCCAGACCATCGCCCAGCTGAAGCGCTGTGGACAGCGCTGCTGGAGCGTCTACCCAACCGGCACGACGATCCCGGCCACGTTCGGCGCCTCTGCCCTAGAGGCCGTTACGGCATGGATGTCCGCCAGAGCGGGGGCCTCAGAATGACCGTCTCACTTACCGCTGCAGCCGTCGCTCTGGCCGCAGGGCTCCCGATATTCGCCCTGGGCGAGGCTCTTCGCGACCGTGCGGGGAGCGCTATGAAAATCCAGAACACCGCATCCGCCCGAAAGGACATCTGATGGGCCGCTACTCCGAGTTCGACTACCTGGTTAGGTCCGACTCGCCACTCAAGACCACGTACCGGCAGGCCCTGGCAGCCGGAAGGGGAAGGATCCTCCTGGAGGACGGGGACTTCGCCTTCGACCCGAAGGACTTCCCGGACCGGGACCCGAGCGTAGAGATCTACCTCGGCAACGGGGCCTGCCTCGAGGTGTGGGGCGGGCTGGTACCTAACGTCCAGCTCACGCTCCCGGAGGAGTACGTAGAGGCCCTGGAACGAGACTCTGCCCTGCGAGAGTTCTCCCTGACCCGCACCCTGTTCTGGTCCTCAGCCACAGCTCCTAACGGCCTGGAGGACCCATCCCAGGACCCTGAGGGCCTGTTCGACCTGACCCTGTACGTTCCCGAGGAGCTGCGGACCCGGTACTACGCGGACAGGCCCGTCAGCGACAGGCCCTACTCTAGGAACTTCCTGGCGGTGTGGGACTACTCGGACCCCCTGACCAAGGAACCCTCAGCACCGGAGAGATCAGAGAGTGAGGCCGTCGAGTCCCCGGATCACTACACCTGGCTCGGGCAGTCGCTCGCCACTCTCGGACTGAGCGACGCGGCAAACGTCGAGTCGTGGGACGTGCTCGACGCCGCCTTCCCCTCCGACCCGCTGCTGTGGAACTGCGGCAAGTACCTACTGCGTCAGGGCCGTAAGGGTGGCGAGGAGAAGCGCCTGGAGGACCTGCGCAAGGCTCGCCAGTACCTCGACCGGAGAATTTCCCAGCTGACGGAGAGTGAGGTGAGTGACTGAGATCATAGAAATGTTGGGAGGGGGGGGGGGGGGGGGCGCGCGGGCCGCGCGGGCGGGGGCGCTGGTGTTTTTTAGCCTTATCTTGTACCCAGAAAGCCAATCCACTCACAAAAGGAAAGTGACATGAGCAACAAGGAAGACCTTGCCGAGGAGCTCCTGAGCGTACTCCGGGACGCTCTCGGCCCCGAGTGCCGCCTACCGGAGCCGCTGCCCGACTTCGCCCGTTACGGCGCCAAGTCGGTCGCCGTCCGCGACGGCCGGGACGGGGCCATCGAGCTGACGGCCGCCCTGACGGGGGAGGACCTGATAGAGCGCTACTCGATCCGCCTCGTCCGGGAGGACACGGACGGCCTGCCCGCCACCGCCGTCGGCCCGCTCCGCATGGACTTCTCCCAGGCACCGGAGGAGCACCCCTCGATCACCTACATCCTCCCCCTCGTCATCCGCCTGGACCTGGGCGGAGAGCGCCTGTGCCGGGCCCTGGACGCGCTAGGGGACGCCGGATACGTGGTCGATGTCGGTGAGGGGGAGCTGGCCCTGCGCAATCCCTGTCCGTGGGGAACGTGCACGGGGGCCGTCATCGGCCTCGACCCGGACAGCGGGGCGCTGACGGTGCGCGGTCGGTACGCCTCCGCGGTCAGGGAGACCCTGTCCCAGGCCAGAGTGTTCTAGACCACTACCATCACCCACCTAGGAGATACCAATGAGCACCAGGACAGGCATGGTCGAGCAGGTAGCCGCGCAGATCGATCGCCAGTGGCCCTACAGCCGTCTCAACGTGGTCAGGGAGAGCCACGGCGAGTACGTGACCGTCGGGCCCGGCAGCGCCCAGCTCACCGATGACTTCTGGCTCGTGCCCCGCGAGGGGCTGCCGGTGAGGAGGTACGGGTACGACGGGGTGGACCCTGTCGTCATCTCTGACGCCCTCATGGAGGCGGTGGCCCACAACGGCCGGGCCTCCGTGAGGGACCGGGTCACGGCCTTCGACGCGCGGTGCCGCGTGCGAAGGGTCGGGCTCGTGCACGTGATCTGGCTCCCGGACGGAGAGAGCGCCGTGATCGCCCCGCTGGACGGCGGAGTCTCCTTCTCCTACGGCGAGGAGACCGTCCAGCTCCCTACCATCGGCCACGCCGTCACGGCCGTCGGAGCGATCCTCTCCCAGGAATAGTGACGCGCGACACCGGATACGCCCCCGCAGAGACTTGCTGTGGGGGCGTATGCGTGCATACACTTGAGCCATGAGCACGAACCGCCCCACCCGCAGCGCCTACATCGCCGCCATCGCCGCCACCGTCGCCCTCGTCATCGCCACCCTCGTCGGGGCGCTCGCCGCCTTCGAGCACGGCCAGTACCCGCACCACCCGAGGCCGCACCACACGCAGGCCGAGATCCATGAGATGGAGAAGCTGGAGCCCTCGTACGGCAAGGGCTGGGACTCCCCGATCTGCAAGCACTCCCCGAAGTCGCCCCGCTGCCTGCGGGAGGGCGGAAGCGGCATCCTTCCCACCCGGGGCGGCCACGCCCTCGTCCCTGCTCACGACGGCCTCGATGACGGTAGGCCGGTCGAGATGCCTGGCCGCGTCCCAGGCCGCGGCGGGTGGGTCAGCGAGGAGGGCCCCTCGTCCTGCTGACGGCCTCGCCCCGGCCTAGCCTCTCCCCCCCCCCCCCGGCGGGGGGGCCCTCGGTCCCGGGCGCGCG